AGTGTCAAGCTACCTTACATTAATCAACTTAACTATAACGCCACACTTAAACTAGATGATCGCACTTGGGGTGCTACTAATCCAGGTGTGTGGACTCATCAACTCCATGATCTAATGCGTATGGACAAATATACGCACTGGGATCAATATACACAAGATACACCACATGATTATTAAACAAGACATCCGTCCTTTAAAGATGATTTGGGTTACCTTTCAGAAAGAAGGTATGCACAAATATCCGGCCGCACTTACAGATCCAACACTTGCAACAGGTGATGAATATGATGTAAGTTTTCTAGGCTATCCGCATCGTCACATATTCCATTTTAAAGTATGGATTAGTGTTACACACGATGATCGCGATATCGAATTTATTCAGTTTAAACGCTGGTTGGAAAATCTGTACAAAGAAGGTACACTCCAACTAGACTACAAGAGTTGCGAAATGATGTCAGGTGATTTATATGACAGCATTTCCAATAAGTATCCAGGCCGCGAGGTGTGGATTGAAGTCTCCGAAGATGGAGAAAATGGTTCATTTATCAAATATTAAAACAAGAGGCTACAATGGCTAAAAATTACAAAGACTATTCTTATTTCGAAAACCGTCCAGATGTTGTTAAAATCTTCGATGATTTAGATTCATTCCGCGATTGGTGTCGTTTAGAGATGGCTCCATTTGACGAAGCTCACCTGTACAACAGAGAAAGCTGGGCATGGAGAAACTTTGAAAAATCACGTCGTCCTAAGAAGCCGTTCACAGGCGAACGCAAACCTTACTTAGGCAAAAACCCACGTTACAACAATGACCGTATTTCTAATTGATCTAGAAGCAGTTGAGACAAGGTACACTGGCGAATGGAAACGCCATGTACCTGCTCTTTTACGAAAGGAAGGACACAATGTTCAAATTATATCTGGTCCTACGGATATTCCTCAAGCTACTACTCCTGGTGCCTTTCTTAATTTTGGTGGTACCAATATTTACAAGTCTAGTCAAGTTGAGCAAATGGGCCGTTTATTTTGTAACGGATCCGTTCATCCCGGTGATCACTTTATCTTTACTGATGCTTGGCACCCTGGTATCATAAACTTAAAGTACATGAGTGAGTTACTGGGCATTCCAGTAACAACACATGGCTTATGGCATGCTGGCAGTTATGATCCTCAAGACTTTCTCGGACGCTTAGTCGGAGATAAGCCTTGGGTAAGATATGCCGAACAAAGTTTCTATCACGCATTTGATCACAACTACTTTGCTACAACATTCCATATTGAAATGTTTGGTAAGAATTTACTAGGCAAAGGAGGTTATGTTCCAGAAGCTAATGTAACTAAGAAAGTTGTTCGCACAGGTTGGCCAATGGAGTATATGGACGATACATTAACCATGTATAAGAATATGCCCAAACGTGACCTTATTCTTTTCCCCCATCGCATCGCGCCCGAGAAGCAAGTTGAGATTTTTCGAGACTTAGCTACACACTTACCGCAGTATGAATTTGTAGTGTGTCAGGATCAACAGCTAACAAAAAATGAATATCATAACTTGTTAGGCGAAGCGAAGATGGTGTTTAGTGCTAACTTACAAGAAACTTTAGGCATTAGTTGCTATGAAGGTGCGGTAGTTGATGCTATTCCACTAGTGCCTGATAGATTAAGTTATACAGAAATGTATTACGACACATTCAAATATCCAAGTAAATGGACAGAAGATTTTAATGCTTATAATGTATTTAGACCAGACTTGTGTGGAAAGATTATACAATTAATGGATAACTATCAAAGCATGATTCCTTCTGTTAGAAAACAAGCAAAGGATCTACATGAGTACTTCTTCAGTGCCAGTGAATTACTATCAAACATCAAGTGACGACGTGGGCATAATAGCACAAGATATATGTTCGCTTGATAATATTACCATTTCCAATGGCGGTAGTAGTTATTATATTTCAAATCCAGGCGCATTAACTGGAACTATTGGATCGGGATTGACGTACTCCACTGGAAGTGTTACTATAGCCAGTGGTGCATCAATTTCAATCGCAGATATTAAAGTATCAGATTTTACATGGAAAATGCCGGAAGAGTTTGTAGATAGTTTTCCAGACTATGACCGTGTACAAAAGATGTGTGAAGAATATCCCGGATTGAAAATAGCATACGAAAAATTTGTAACAACTTATAAACTAGTGAAAGACCACTATGACACTCCAGAAGATCAAAGACCAATTCCTTAATTTCTTAGACAAGCACGGACGCAAACGTGTCGTTTTAGACAGACAAAGTAAAGAACCATATTTGGAACGTTATTATCTTTTCCTGAAAGATCGTAAATCATTTCCATTTAATATTTTCTTACATAAATTTTTAAAAGGCGATCCTGGCGATGTACACGATCACCCATGGCCATATGCTACCTTAATCTTAAAAGGTGGATATTGGGAATGGACACCTTTATTCAATTCCGATGGTCTCCAAGTCGGAGAAAAAGCACAATGGCGTGGCCCTGGCCACTTTAGATTTTGTAAATCTAATAGCTATCACCGCATTGAATTAGAAGACGGTGTTACGCCTTGGACCTTGTTTATGCCTGGTCCACAAAAACGGGAATGGGGCTTTCTCGTAAAAAATAAATGGATACACAATGGCGATTATATCGAATCCCGTAGTAAACCTACCGTACCCGCAAGGGTTGTCGGGACAGGTGTTAACGGCGTCCGGTTCTAACGGAACAACAACTGCATGGGCAAATACAAATACCAATTTCAATGATGGTACTAATGCTGTAATGACTATTCCCCACGGTAGTAAAACTGTGGAAATAGCCGAGGCGGCAACATTAGATGTTAAAGGTACTGTAAAAATAAACGGAGTTGACTTGGAAGAACGGTTAAAAACAATTGAAACACTCTTGCAAATTCCAACAAGAGATGTTACAATGGAAGCTAAACATCCAAAGCTCAAAGCATTATACGAAGAGTATATGCATGAATTGGAAAAATATAAAACATGGCATCGTATTAAAGGAGATAATGATGGAACTACATGAATCAGTTAGAGATACATTTAAAACAATGGTTATCAAAGAACACGAAGGCTTTCGCTTGACTCTTAACAAACATGAAGTACTAAGCCCTAAAGGTTTGTTTAGTATTGATATGGTTCAAGAGTCTCTGAAAGACGGTGAAGTTGTCGACTCACAAACTTATAACTTCTTTATGACTAAGGAAGAATGTCAAGCATTGGCATACGGACTAACTGCATGAAGAAAGTTTATTACAGTTGGAAGGACATCCAAGGAGCAGTTTTAGAAATTGCTCGTCAAATGAGTATTGATGATCAGTGGCGTCCTGATTATATTGTAGGCATTACACGTGGTGGGTCAGTGCCTGCTGTGTTACTAAGCCAATACACAGGTATTCCTATGAAATCCTTAGATGTAAGCCTGCGTGATGGCGGAGACCTTGTTAGTAACTGCGGTATGGCAGAGGATGCTTACGATGGTAAAAATATTCTTGTTGTAGATGATATTAATGATCAAGGCAGTACTATTGCTTGGATCAAACAAGATTGGCGTTCAAGTGCTTTACCTAGTGCTATTCGTTGGGATAACGATATATGGCATAAGACTGTTCGCTTTGCTACGCTTACAAACAATCTAGCTAGCAAAGAATCTGTTGACTATAACGTATGGGAAGTCAACAAAGCAGAAGAAGATTGTTGGTTAGTTTACCCTTGGGAGGATTTTTGGAAATGACATCAGCATTAATTAAATTACTGTTCGGCATTGCATTTATTGTAATTGCCATTGCACTCGGTCCTATTTTAGGTATCTGGGCATTAAACACATTATTTCCAGTTTTGCATATCGAACTTACATGGCAAACTTGGTTAGCGTTTAATATCTTGTTTAGTGGTACACTTGCTACTAGGATAAAAAAATGAAAGAACTTACAGTAACAGAAATTAAAGAAAAACTCGAAAAAGTCGAAGGTGACTTAATGCGAGCTGATTCGGAAAATGCACGTACTGTTTTAGCAAGTTATATCGAATATTTGAAAGACGAACTTAAAGAGGCAGAGCGAAATGAGCTTCGACGTTAGAGTTGATTGGAATAATCAGCATAACGAATGGTGGAATGAAACTTGCATTAGTGTTGTAGAAGTATACGGGCTACCTGGAAATAGATGGACATATCATCCTCACGAAGATTATATGTTGTTTAAATTTAAATCACAAAAGGATTCAGAGTTATGCAAAATATTATTAAGCGAGAAGATTTAGACGTCATATTTGTAGTTGTTTTTGCTACAATAGCTTTTACTTTTTTGTTTTGGTACAATTGGAGTCATCCAAAACTTGAAATAAGATACGATTGTTCAATTGCCGAAATTAGTCCAGATTATCCTGTGCAAGTTAAAGAAGGCTGTCGCAAACTTCGAGCAGAAAAAATATTGCAATTGCCTAAATAAACCTATATAATAACACATAGGAGTAATAATGACTGAATCCATGACATATAAAAATATAGACGAAACAGAAGGCAGACCGCTACACGTGGTCATTCGCGAACAAATGAAATCGCAAGGTCAACGCTTTTGGGCTGGTGACAATATTAGCGATTACATCGACGAAGAACAAAAAGAAGTCTTAATCGAAGAAGCTACTGTGGCTTTTGAAAAAGTATTGGATGCTCTGTTAATTGATAGAGAAACAGATCCAAACTCGCATGGTACTGCGAAGCGTCTAGCTAAAATGTACTTTAACGAAATTATGGCAGGTAGATATGAACCAGCACCAGATGCAACAGCATTTCCAAATGATTCGGAGGACCGTTACGAAGGTATGTTGGTTGTCCGTAGTGAGCTTCGCAGTATGTGTAGTCATCATCACCAACCCGTTACTGGTGTTGCTTATATTGGCATTATTGCCGCTCAAAAACTTATCGGACTTAGCAAGTACACAAGAATCGCACAGTGGTGTGCAAGACGTGGTACTCTCCAGGAGGAACTTTGTAATGACATTGCTAGGGAAATCCAAAAAGCCACAGGAGCATCAGACTTAGGTGTGTATATTCAAGCTACACACGGATGCTGTGAGAATCGCGGTATTATGGCCAAGAGTAGTTTAACACAGACTACAGTATTGCGTGGTGCGTTTAATACAGATATGGGTACAAAGAAAGAGTTCTTTGACAATATTAAACTACAACAAGACTGGGCATCAAAATAATGGAAGCGCAAGTACCTGCCGAAGGCATTTTAATGAAAAAAGACTGGGGCGATGCCAAAGTCTATAAAATTGTATGCGAGTGTGACGACTGCGATCATTCTCATAACGTGTGGATAGAAGCAGATGAAACAGGTGTTAGCGTTACTGTCTATACTCAACAAAAAACAAAGTGGTGGGCACTTAATCGTTGGCAAAAGATTTGGACGTTGTTAACTAAAGGTTACATCGAAGTTGAATCTAATCTCATTATGGGTGAGCAACAAGCACTTAATTACGCAGAAACTTTAAAAAGTGCTGTTAAAGATGTTAAGGAATTTAGAGATGCAAAACGCCAAAGACATAACTGACAATTTAATACATCGTTTACGCAACTCAACATTGCAGTTGTTTGAAATTAAACGAGAAGTAGGACCAGGATGGTTGCCGCAAGGCACCATCCCTTTTGACATTAGAGCTAGTAACGGTGTTGCTACATTTAAAGTATATGCAGAATTTTTACAAGATGCTGAAGATCAAGTAACACAATTTTTAGAACAGGACGAAGATGAGTAAGATTAAAATCGCAGAATTATTTTATAGTATCCAAGGAGAAGGACGTTACATGGGTGTGCCGTCTGTTTTCTTGCGTACATTTGGTTGCAACTTTAAATGTGCTGGATTTGGTATGCCAAAGGGTCAACTAAGTACAGAAGCAGACGAAATTTCAGAAGTAGTTCATTTATATAACAAATATGAAGAACTGCCACTGGTTAGCACAGGATGTGATAGTTATGCTAGCTGGCATCCTAGTTTTAAAGATCTTAGTCCAATGCTTACTAGTGATGCAATCGCAGATAGAATTACAGAAATTTTACCGCACAATGAATGGCTAGATGAACACTTGGTTATTACCGGTGGCGAGCCATTATTGGGTTGGCAACGTGCTTACCCAGACTTGCTTAATCATCCTAAAATGTCAGGATTGAAAGAAATTACATTTGAAACAAATGGTACACAGGGACTAAGCGAAGAGTTCTTTAACTATCTAAATGCATGGAAACGTGCATACGATGATAGAGAAATTACATTTAGTGTAAGTGCTAAACTTCTATGTAGTGGCGAAAAGTGGGAGGAAGCAATTCGCCCAGAAGTAGTTTGCGAGTACGAACAAGTTGGCACAGCATATTTGAAGTTTGTTATTGCTACCGAAGAAGATAGAGACTATGCATTAAAAGCCGCTAGTGAATATCGTGCGGCAGGTTTTAAAGGTCATGTTTACTTTATGCCAGTTGGAGGCGTTGAAAGTGTGTATAACCTAAATGCTAAATCTGTAGCACTAATGGCAATGAAGCATGGTTTGCGATACAGTGATCGATTGCAAGTGCCGTTATTTAAAAATGAGTGGGGAACCTAAAATGAGAAAAATAGTTTATAGTATCGAGTTTGATAAAGAAAACTTTTCTTCTTTCCTTAATATTAAAATGAAAGACAAAGATGGAAAAGTTAGTGTGTTATTCAGAGAAGAGATGTCAAGAAAACCTGATAGCAAATATACTCCTGAACAACAGGCTAAGATTAACCAAGTTAATCAAATATTAAGCATGAATGGCGATTCGCCGATGACCGAAGAAGAATGCGACTATATGTTAGATCCAAATGGCTACAAAGCCTATATGGAATCTAAGCTAGCGGAAGAAGAATTACAAAGACTAGCTGGGTTTAAGGTAGAAAAGAAGATTACATACTTTAACGATTTCCACGAGGAAAGCTAATATGTTCGAAATGATTATAGCACTATTACTAGTTTTAGTACTTGTAGGTGTTGTGGCTCGTTTTAGTAAAAATGACGGGTGTACAGGTAATTGTAGACAAGGAAGAAATTGTAACTGTAAGGATAATGATGAAAAACTTAATTAAACGACTATTTGGCATCGATAAAATCGAAGCTCAAAAGGATCAAGCATTGGCTGAAGCCGCGGTTGCTGAAAAATTAGCTAAACAAAAATTAGAAGAAGTTGTTGAAGCTGAAAAGGCCGCGGAACTTGCTAAAATGAGTCCAAAAGAACGTGCTACTGCACGTGGCGAACCGTGGGTAGCAGTATTAGATACTCATGTGAACAAAGAAAATGTTCGTAATGGTTTCTTTGAGCTTGACTGGAATGAAATATTTGTGTTACAATTGAAACAAGCTGGATACGGTTTTGACGGTGATCCAGACGAAGAAATCGTAGATCGCTGGTTTAGAGATCTTGCCAGAAATATGCTAGCAGATGAAGGGCAAGACATGAATCGCGGTATGGGTTATATTAACGTAAGTAAACTCGGTAACGGGAAAGCATCTGTAGAATGACATATATTATAGTTGATACTGCTAACACATTCTTTCGTGCTAGACACGTAGTTCAAGGCTCTGCTGATATCAAACTCGGCATGGCATTTCACATTACTTTTAACAGTATCAAAAAGGCTTGGCAAGACTTCGGTGGCACTCATGTAGTGTTCTGCCTTGAAGGTCGTAGCTGGCGCAAAGACTACTACAAGCCATACAAGGCTAACCGTGCTGAAAATCGTGCGGCTATGACACAACGAGAACAAGATGAAGATAAATTGTTCTGGGAAGCATTTGACGAGTTTAAAAATTTCATTACAGAAAAAACTAACTGTACTGTAATGCAACATCCCAATCTAGAAGCAGATGATTTAATTGCTGGCTGGGTACAAGCACATCCAGATTCCAAACATGTTATTATTTCGACAGATGGAGATTTTGCACAATTAGTAAGTCCTACAGTTAGTCAATATAACGGTGTTGCAGATCATCACATTACACACGAAGGAACATTTGATGCAAAAGGTAAACCTGTTAAAGACAAGAAAACAGGCGAGCCTAAGCCTGCACAAGATCCAGAGTGGATGCTATTCGAAAAATGTATGCGAGGCGACACATCGGATAATGTCTTTTCGGCTTATCCAGGTGTTCGAACAAAAGGGTCAAAGAATAAAGTTGGTCTCCAAGAGGCATTTGCCGATCGTAAGACTAAAGGATTTAATTGGAACAATCTCATGTTGCAACGTTGGGTCGACCACAATGGACAAGAACACAGAGTCTTAGAAGATTACCAACGCAATGTGCAGTTATGTGACTTAACAGCACAGCCCGACGACATTAAAGCTAAGATTAGAGAAACTATCAACACTCACGCTGTGCCTAAGACTGTTGATCAGGTAGGAATTCGTATGCTCAAGTTTTGCAATGCTTGGGATATGAAAAAGATTGCTGATAATATTCAGCAATATGCAGAACCATTCCAAGCAAAATATCTTGAGAAAGATGTTACTTGGCGTAAACTAACCGAGGAAAATTAAAATGAGTGCAATTTCAGAAAAATTAACAAAAGTAAACGAAAGTTTCACAATCAATCGCTACGACAACGGTTTTATGATCGAAGTCGGTGGTCGTAACGAAGACGACGATTGGAAAACAGCTAAAGTTATTGTAGGTACAGAAGAAGAATTAATTGAACTAATTCAAGAAACTCTATCACTACCAGTAGCAGAATAATGTTTTTCTTTTTCAGACCTTCCACAATTACGGTAGACGTTTTTTGTGCAGATGAAATTATATTCCATAATTTCAAACCAGAACGTGCAAATAAATTCCTTCCTAAATTTTGGAAGGAACTGCCGCCATATTTAGATCAAAAGGCAATACAAAATCCTCATAGTAAATTAATGACTAAAGTTGGCACATTGAAAAAGTGTGTCGGTTTTACAGATTTATTTTCTAATGGATTTATTTTGCCTAATTGGGCAGACTGGCAAAACGAAGTGTTACCAAGCGGAGTAAGTGTTACTGCAAACTTTAATAGTGAAGATGTTAACAGCACATTCTCAGGCCATGGTCGTACACAATTCGGCGAACCACTTTACAAAAATTGTGGGCATATTAAAATAGACAGTCCATGGTTGTTTAAAGAAAAAACTGGTGTTAAGTTTACATGGAATGGATGTCCTTGGCATAACACAGATGCATTAGAAAATTTTTATGTGTTGTCTGCTATTGTAAATTATAAAAATCAAATCGGTACTAATGTTAACGCATTCCAGCGTAAAGGTTCGATTGTGCAGTTTACAGCAGGTGATCCGTTAATACATCTAGTTCCTATGAGTGAGAAGAAAGTTAAAATTGCACATCATCAAATTTCTCAACAAGAATGGCATAATATGAATTCTCGAGAAATGATTGCACTACGTTATAAAGATTCAAGAGCAGTTAAAGCAAAATGCCCATTTTAGGAGAGTATTATGGCACTATGGACCGTTAAAACACATTACAAAAAATCTTGTCAAGAAATTGAACATTGGATTCGAAGCGAAAGCGAGGGTAAAATCACAGTTACTAACGGGTTCCGTTGGGGCGAATGGACAGTAGAAACTTCAGATGACAATCCTCCAGAGTTTGAGTTTACTTTTGTTCCCGGTGGCGATGGCAAGAAAGACAGCATCAATATGCTAGATTGCGAAGTTAACAATATCGAAAGCGTTGAGCTTGTTAGCATGGATGATGGCGGTTGCTGGTATGATGTTGATTTTGAAGATCTTACCGAGGAAGAGGAAGAAGAGATTCAAGAGTTTATTGATGAAAATAGCATCTATGAATTAGAAGAACGCGAAGACTCTTGGTATCAAGATGATAGCGAATGGTGGGTCTGGGGCCCTATTGAAATTCAAAATGAAGCCGGTGAAACTGTACGAATTATTTGTGCAGATGCAGACGGTAATGTAGTAGACTTTAAGGAAGAATAATGACAGAGATACACGCTAAACCAATTGTAGATGGAAAATTTTGGATTGTCGAGCAAGACGGTGCCAAAATAGCTACCTTACATAAAAAAGAAAATAATAAATTTGTTCTTAGCAGTACACAAGGAGAAGTCTTTTTTAACAAAAAAGACGATTTGACTAAACAATTTGGATTAGATTTTTTCTTGTCGAGTACTAAGGTTAAAGTTACTAAACAAGACATACATGAATGCCACGGGTTTCCTACTAGTGTAAAACCTTATAATGCTATGTATGATGTAAGACACAAACTACCATTGTTTACCAAAAGTAATGCTAGTAAAAGTTTGTATTGTGCAGGCTATTATACCATTCAATTTAATAAAGGTTGGGTTAAGAGTTTTTGCCCTAAATTAATTACATTGGAACGTAACCCATACAAAGGTCCGTTTAAAACTGAAATCGAAATGAAACAGGTACTGTCTAATGCAAAATCAGATTAATCTAACACCAATCACAAACCTTATTCAAGTAATCAGAAGTGCTGAACTTGCTCAACAAAAAGAAGTAAGAATACCTATTCAAGCCGCTAGATTACTAAGTTTAGCACTTGCTGAAATACAAGATAAACTACTACAAGACTATGAAAGCATGTTTAATCAGCTTAAAAACAGTTCTGCAACAGAAGTAGTACAAATACAGTTAGACGGCGGAAGTTTTAAAGACTAATAGGATAAATATATGCGTATATAATTGGATACGCATTATGAGTCGACCTAAACCTAAAGTACTATTAGAGCACGTCAATAAAAAGACCTATAAGGCCGAGCAGATTTTAGAAGCCGACGCAATATGGGCTGTGTTCTATAAAAACGAACCGTTTAATTTAAAATCGTTTAATAGCCTTGTTAATTATCCTGGACCTAAATATAAAAAGGTCTCCTTTAGTAATCCAGGACATGCTCGCAATCTAGCTAAAAAGCTCAACATGACATTTGGATGTGATGATTTCCAAGTTGTTATGCTGACCACTGGCACAGTAGTAAAATGATAACCAGAGATGCATTAACCAAAATATTTTTACAACAGTGGGGCAAAAGCATAGATGATGCCAATGTTAAAATATTTGGTCGTAAATGGTGGCAAAGTACAAGAGCAGGTAAGCAAAATAACTTTCGGTTAAGTGACGAAGGTTACGAATTTTTAACTCAAGAATTGGATTTGAAAGCGTACGAAGTTCCGTTTACTGAACCAATCGAACTAAGTCCACAAACAATTATATTTTTAGAAAGATACGTGGACTGCCCTTACTATCTTACCCCCATGTCAATCACTGTCTTCTCAGAACGCAAAGGTTTTGAGCTAATGTTGTTTTCAGACGACATCAGAAAATTCGGCTTAATTAAAGCTATGAATGAGCGAGAAAAAGAACTCGCAAGTCAAAATAATAGTTGACTTAACTCCTACTCTGCCTTATAATACATACTTACACAGCATTATTCGCACAATTTTTTAACTAAGTTAGGAACTTAAAAATGGCAGAAATCAATAGTCGCACAGTGGGCCCAAGCGGTGCCAAAAAATCTTTGCGTAAAGCATTTAAAAATCAGCGTCCGCTTTTCCTATGGGGCCCTCCAGGCATTGGAAAATCTGACATTATTAAACAACTTGGCGATGAGCTAGAAGCTCATGTTATTGACGTTCGTCTTTCACTTTGGGAACCTACTGATATTAAAGGTATTCCATATTTTGATAGCAATGATGGTACTATGCGTTGGGCACCTCCTGCAGAACTTCCAAGCAAGGACTTTGCTTCAAATCACAAACAAATCATTTTGTTCTTGGACGAAATGAACTCTGCGGCACCTGCTGTACAAGCCGCCGCTTATCAACTTATCCTTAACCGTAAAGTCGGTGCATATCAATTACCAGACAATGTTGTAATTGTTGCGGCTGGTAACCGTGAAACTGACAAGGGTGTTACATTCCGTATGCCTGCTCCATTGGCAAACCGTTTTGTTCACTTGGAAATGCAAGTTAACTGGGATGACTGGTTTG